TCAAACAAGCTAAGTTCATTCAGTATGTCGGTAAAGAACTTGAGCAGTATGTAAAGAACAATAAAGAGTTTCCTGAGTGGATGCAGAATAAGATTAGTGCTTTCCATCAAAAGTCAAAGGATGTCCATTCAATCTTGGGTGGAGACTATAGCGATGAAGATCAGAACGAATCAACTCAAGCTTATGGTGATACTATGCGTAAGCAACAACGTGATCGCCAACAGAAGATGATGAAGTCTGGTGAAATGGATAAGCTTCAGAAAATGCGTGCAATGCTGGACAAAGAGAAGAAGAAGTGAAGAAATTCAGAGACTTAAGACGTAAGATCGAGTCATACCTTCCAGACGAAGGAACTGATGACGCGCGTAAGTTTGCAAAGAAGATGACACCTGGTGAAACAGAAGAGTCTGTCATGCCGACTACAGCTCAAAAGAGAATGAATCGAGCTCTTAAGAAACATGGTGTTGGTAAGCATGATGATTTCTATAAGAGTAAATTAAGTCCTGAAAAGCGCAAAGAGTACGAGCCAAAGAAGTTTGAAAGGAAACCTGTTTCTCCTAAAATTTCTACTCCACCCGAAAAAAGATTCAACTGGTTACGCCGAGAAATGACCGAAGGATCTGAAACTTGGGAAGCTGGCTACAAAAGACGAGTTGTAAAGACGACTAAGCCTGAACACAAGGAAAAAGGTTATAAATGGAGAATCAAAGGCAAGGATCGCCCAGAGATCTCTATTAAACTATACAAAGAAAAGCCATCACAGGCTGAGTTCAATAAACAAATGAAAAGGGTTGCGGGTCATGAGTTCGGTGGATAAATTTAAAGAATACAACAAAGAGCTGATCGATGACATTTGCGAATGCACAGATCTCTACGAGAATCTTGAGATTACAGAGGCTGAGTATCAGGGTAAGAAGGTCAAGTTGAATGATCCTATACGCAGCTCTGATGGTCCTCGAAAGTTTCATGTTTATGTAAAAAATGATAAGGGTAACGTCGTAAAGGTCAACTTTGGTGATCCAGATATGGAGATCAAAAGAGATGATCCTGCTCGCCGTAAAAGTTTCAGAGCACGTCACAACTGTGATAACCCAGGTCCTAAGTGGAAAGCAAGATACTGGTCTTGTTACCAATGGCGTTCTGGTGCAAAGGTAGACAACTAATAAGGAGAACACATGCCTACCCGCGAAACACAAGCAGCTCGTTTAGATCGCATCGAAGAAAAGCTCGATAAGCTTGCCGAAGCAATGATCGCAATGGCTCGTGCCGAGGAAAAGATCGTAAATCTCCAAGGCGATCACGAAGAAATGCATAACAGATTAAATAAACATTCTGAGAAGTTAGATGACATCGAAAGAGTGTGTAGAGATAATTACAGAACAATTGGAGTAATAAATAAATTGTTCTGGATTGTATTGGTGGCCGTAACAGGGTCGGTAGTATCACAACTAGTAGGAGTTCTGTAATGAACAAAACATTAGAAGCGTTGGCCCGCGCTTACCAAGAGGTCATGGCAGAGAAGAAATTAGATCCAGTCGGTCAGGCTGATGCCGACATCGACAACGATGGCGACGTTGATGATACCGATAAATATCTTCACAAGCGTCGTAAAGCGATTAAGAAGTCTATGAAGAAAGGTAAGGATGATCCAAAGGGTGAGTCTGGAGAAACTGCAACTATGAATCCAAAAGCACAAGAGCAGAAAGAAGAAGTTGACGTCGATGAAGCTTTAAAGCCATACGATAAGAATGCAGACTTTAGAGTTGTCAATCGACTCAAGCCAAAGCAAAGAACTGGTACTCTTACTCCAGCTGAGAAAAAGCAATTAGCAAATGCTCAAGCTCGTTTGCGCAATCATGGTGTGACTGAGTCTTTCCGTGATAAACTTCTTTCAGTACTTGAAGATAGAGCAATGCACTATCGTGGAGCAACCGAACCAGAGCCAATCGATTCAAAAGATTCACCTGGTGGAAAGCAAATGAGAGCTGACCTTGGTGACATGGAAGTTACTGTTGATGGCAACAAAGCAGCTGCAGATACTGCTCAGTCGATTGCAAATAGTGTAAAAGCTGCACCAGGTCGTACTAACGATAACGATGCTGGCGACAAGAATGTAGTCAATCCAGTTGACGATGTTACTAAGAAAGCCGGCTTTAAAGAAGTTGTACAAGGTATTGCTGACGCATATAAGGCGATGAAAAAATGAAGAATGCTGTTCCTACTACACGTGGATGGGTTCATCCAAAAACAGGTGAACTTCTAAAGGCTCAAAAAATGTCACAAGAGAAGGTAGATCAATTGCTTGGTGTAGAACAACCTGCACCAAAGATCGAAGAAGTAGTTGATGTTGTCTATGGTGCACCCACAGAAGAGCTTACAATTGAAGCTGAAGACGATGATCTTGACTACGAGTCAATGACAAGGGCTGATCTTTTAGAATTAGCCGAAGCTTCTGGTATTGAGTTCGCATCTGTAAGACCTTCGAAGAAAGCGATTATTGACGCGTTAGAAGATTTAGACTAAGCATATATAATCTTTGTAATGAGGATTTTGAATGCTGGTTTTTAACGAACTTACTGAAGACAATTTATTTTTATACGCTGCTAAGCACTACGACAATCCGACATTTTCGGATGTTGATGAGTTCTACGAAGATCTCAAACGATTCAAGTATATTAAAAGACTTTTGAATCGTTATCTAGATCAAGATGATCTAGCCGAGAGATTAATACTCAATCATCTTGTCGTAGTGTTTAACGTATTTGGAGTAGAAGCAACACTCAACATCTTAAAATTGAAATTAGATGAAAGACATTGGCCTGTGATGAAACCTTTTCTAATCTTCTTAAAGTATATTAGAAATGACCAGCTTACAGAGATTGAACTAGATAAGATTGTTGTTGAGAGATTGAGACAGATTTAATGGGACTAGTAAAAAGAGCTGCTGACCTAGCGTTTACATTTAGATTTATTCGTATGCTCGTTCTTGATTGGGAAGATTGGGATGCATATAAGCTAGGTATTATTGACGATGACGGCAAACGAGTAAGATCAAAGAAAGTAACTACTGATGAAGAAAAATCTGCTTGGACTCCTTTTATTCGTCTTGCTGCTAACGTTAAGCGGTTGCTCAGCAAGATTCCAGGTGGATCATCCAAGCTGGGAAGTTTCGCTGCAGCGCTCTTTCTAATCAAAGAAAACTATAATTTAAAAGATCATCACTTAGAACAAATCATTGAAAAGTTAGGTGTTGATCCATTAGACATGATGCTTGAACAGAGCCAATGGTTTGTTCTTGAAGACAAAAGATTATCACCTGGTATATACAGCTTGTCGGAAGATAAAGTCCTGAATGGAACATTTGATGATATCGTTTATACCAAAGATAAAATTCGAATTGGTGAAGATTCTTACCCAGTGGGGAACGTCTTTGGTATAGATATATACGAGGCAGAACATATTAAGACTCGCCAAAAAATTTACATAGCAATTAACGAGATTTACAAATGAGTTTATGGGATAACATTAGAAAAAGAAGAGCAGCTGGCAAGCCTCGACTGAAGCCTGGTGATAAGAACTATCCAAAAACTCTTGATGTTGGCGAAGAAATGACAACGACAGCATCAATCCCTAACCCAGCAAAAACAGCAATGGGCCCTCGCCTCAAGACAGTCAATGTGACTGATCGTCGTCGTAAGAAGAAAGACGTACCTGTACTCCTTAAACGTTTTAGGAAATACCTAGAAGATCCAAAATGATAAAAGTATATTTAATGGTCATAGTGCTAGGCATTGTAGCCTCTGTAGGCTACGGAGCGGTATGGTACTATAATGACACACAAGCCAGAATTGCTACTTTACGTGAGAATAACGTAAAGCTTGAAACAGCACTTGAAACAAGTGAAGCAAGTCTTGAAACTTTAAAAGCTGATATGGCAAAATTTCAAGAGTTAAATAGTAAACTTCAGCAAGAATTACAACAGGCTGAAGCTTATGGTGATGAATTAAGAACTAAATTGAGAGAACATAATTTAACGGCTTTAGCAATTCGAAAGCCAGGATTATTAGAAGGTAAAATGAATGGTGCAACAGCAAATCTTTGGCGCGATATCACTCAAGACACTGGCGGTTCTGGCGACGCTGCTCTTCCTGACTGGTTGCAGTCTAGTCCCGAGACCGGAACCGGAGATCAAAACAGTAACGAAGATCGAGAAGACAACAGTACCCCTCGTACAGAGACCGAAGCCAGTCCAGCTGGTTGACACTCGAATCTATGTTGTCAACGAAAACAATTACGAAGACTTTGTAAAGGAGTTTACCGAGGCCAACGGTGAGCTTGTCTATGTAGCCTTAGCAATTAAGGACTACGAAAATTTGGCCATCAATCTGGCTGAGATCAGACGGTATCTAAATCAGCAGAATGAAATTATAGTGTACTACGAGAGCGCAGTCTCTCCCGAAGCTCCACCCGAGCAAAATAATATCAATAAGTAGTGTACACTTTCTGTAACTTAGTGTATAATATCATTTTACACGAGGCAATATATTAAATGTCAATAAAAATCGATAAGAGTAGAGACGACCTACTTACTGACTACGCGGTAGGTATGCTCAAGGACTTCTATATGCGTGGTCATGAAAAATCACCACAAGAAGCTTATGCTCGAGCAGCTGCAGCGTGGTCTACGTATAAAGGAGATATGGATGCTGACCTCGCTGGACGTCTATATGATTATGTTAGTCGTAAGTGGTTCATGTTTGCTTCCCCGGTTCTATCGAACGCTCCGAACGGAGTTGCAAACGACAAAGGACTTCCGATCTCGTGCTTTCTTACTTATGTCCCAGATACTCTCGAAGGTCTTATTAGTCATTCTTCTGAGTTACGCTGGCTTTCTGTTCTCGGCGGGGGTGTTGGCGGACACTGGTCTGATGTGCGAACGGTGTCCTCCAAAGCTCCAGGTCCTATCCCTTTTCTCCACACAGTAGATGCAGACATGATTGCTTACCGTCAAGGTAAGACTCGTAAAGGTTCTTATGCTGCGTATATGGATATCTCACATCCTGACGTTGCAGAGTTCTTAAACATGCGTATTCCTACTGGTGACGTACAGCGTAAAGCCTTGAACTTGCATAATGCAATTAATATTACAGATGCATTTATGGAAGCTGTAATACATAATAAAGATTGGGATCTAAAGGACCCAGCTTCGGGTGAGGTAAGCGAGACAACGAGTGCTCGTAAGCTATGGGAAAGAATTCTTGAAGTTCGTTTCCGTACAGGTGAACCATACCTCAACTTTATCGATACAGCGAACAGAGAGATGCCTCAGTCGCTAAAAGATTTAGGATTGAAAATTCATGGCTCGAATCTTTGTAACGAAATTCATTTACCTACCGGTCCTGACCGTACTGCAGTATGTTGCCTTTCGTCTCTCAACCTCGAGTATTATGATGAGTGGAAGAATACGAGTATTGTCGAAGATCTCGTCACTATGTTGGACAATGTACTTGAATACTTTATCGAGAACGCACCAGATGAGATTGCTCGAGCAAAGTACTCTGCAGAAAGAGAAAGATCAATTGGTTTGGGAGCAATGGGCTTCCACTCACTTCTCCAACGACACGGTGTCGCTTGGGAATCGGAAAAAGCTCAAGAAATTAACAAAGTTGTCTTTGCTAACATTAAGACAAAAGCTGTTGCACAGTCTGAAAAGTTAGCAACTGAAAGAGGAGAATACCCTGATGGACTTGGTACCGGCTTACGTTTCGCTCACCTATTGGCTATTGCACCTAATGCATCTTCTGGACTTATTGTCGGAACCTCACCCTCAATCGAGCCTCTCAAAGCAAATGCATACACTCATCGCACAAGAGCGGGATCGCATCTTGTAAAGAATCATTATCTGACCGAGGTGCTTGAAGCACATGGTATAAATAATGAAGCGACGTGGACATCGATTATCACAAACAAAGGATCAGTTCAACACCTTCCAGAATTAACGGAAGGCGAGAAGGCAGTATTCAAGACTGCGCAAGAGCTTGATCAAACATGGGTAGTCCAACACGCGGCTGATAGACAACAGTTTATTTGCCAAGGACAATCTGTGAATCTCTTCTTCCCTGCAGGCGCTGAAAAATCTTATGTCAATAAGGTACACGTCAAAGCATGGAAAGAAAAACTAAAGGGACTTTATTATCTTAGAACGGAAGCGAAATCTCGTGCAGAGAATGTATCAGAAAAGATTGAAAGAGTCGCTCTCCAAGATGACATGAGAACTTTAGTGTATGGTAAGGCAAATTGTCCTTTCTGTGCAGCAGCTAAAGACGAACTTGATATTCGTGGCGTACAATATGAATACATTGATCTAGATGAAATTGGCAAGACTGCTGCCGAGGTGACTGGACGCAAAGTAAAGTCTGTTCCACAGATTTACATTGAAGGCCAGTACGTCGGTGGTTATGACGAGATGATGGAATACTTCAATAAACCAATTCAAACAGAAACAGACGAATGCAGAGCTTGCGAGGGCTAGAATGTTAACAGAATTTTCAAAGACTTACAAACCATTTCTCTATCCTTGGGCGGTAGAGCTTACTAAGAAGCATGAAGAGATCCATTGGGTAGAAGACGAAGCTGAGTTATCCGAAGACGTACAAGATTGGAGAACAAAGCTGACAGATTCTGAAAAAGAATTTGTAACTCAAGTACTCCGTTTGTTTACTCAATCTGACGTACAGGTTGGCGAGAACTACCACGAGCTTTTGATTCCACGATTCAAGAACAACGAAGTACGTAACATGCTTTCATCGTTTGCAAATCGTGAAGGTGTACACCAAAGAGCATATGCACTCTTGAACGATACACTTGGTCTACCAGATGAAGACTTCCATGCTTTCTTAGAGTATACTGAGATGGCTGACAAAGTTGACTTCATGAAGCAAGGTAATATTCAATCTCACACTGGTGTCGCATTAGCTCTTGCTCAGTCTGTATTCAACGAAGGACTGGCTGTCTTTGCATCATTCGTCATGTTGTTAAACTTCCAGCGTTTTGGCAAGATGAAAGGTATGGGTACTATTGTTGAATGGTCGATTCGTGACGAGACTCTACACGTACAGGGTAACTCTAAGTTGTTCCGTGAGTTTTGTGAAGAGCGTCCACGTATTGTCAACGATGAGCTCAAGTCAAAGATCTATGAGATGGCAAAGAATGCTGTTAAGTTAGAAGACAAGTTTATTGATCTTGCGTTCAATGGCCATGAGATTCAAGGATTAACTAAGGAAGAAGTCAAGCTTTACATTCGTCATATTGCTGATCGTCGGTTACTTCAACTTGGTATGAAGCCAAAGTTCAAGCAAAAGGATAATCCATTACCTTGGTTAGACTGGGTATTGAATGGTGCATCACATGATAACTTCTTCGAGAAACGTGTTACCGAATATTCCGTCAATGGAATGGAGGGTGACTGGGGCTGGGAAGAGGTTGCATGAATAAAGAATATCGAATCTTATGTGAAGAGTGTGACCGCGAAACTGTAATATTAGTCGAAGAAGAATTCGATATTGAGTTCTGTCCCTGCTGTGGTCGCAGGGCAGAACCAGAAGATATATCGGAGTCTGACGATATATAGTTGAATGTGGCTATATGAAAACAAACCTTTTACAGAAACACCGGAAGAGTATCAGGGCTTCGTGTATCAAATCACGGAGCTCGATACCGGTAAGAAATATATCGGAAAAAAATTCTTCTGGAAACCAAAAACCCTACCTATCACTAAGACTCGGAAACGCCGTGTTAAGACTCGTGTCGAATCAGACTGGCGTGATTATTTCGGGTCCAGTAAAGAAGTACAATCTCTCGTAGAATCGAAAGGTTCCTCCAACTATAAACGTGAAATTCTAAGACTTTGTCGAACGAAGGGTGAATGCTCTTATTACGAGGCAAAGCTACAATTCGAATATGACGTTTTACTCTCAGACGAATATTACAACGAGTTTATCGGCTGTAAAATACATTCGAAACATATTAAAAAATAATTGTTTACAGATCTACATTCCTGATGTATAATAGATAAGTCAACCCGGCAAGGAAAGGATATATCATGATTATTGTCGACTATAATGGAATCGCCCTTGGTACCATTATTGTACAAAAAGAATTGAATGAAGAAATGATTCGTCATATGATTTTAAATACTATTCGTATGTACCGATCTAAATTTACTAAACAGTATGGTGAAGTAGTTATTGCTGCCGATGGTCCTAATAACTGGCGTAGAGGTGCTTTTCCACAATACAAAGCAAACCGACGTAAGAATCGAGATGAATCTGATTTTGATTGGGCTGAAGCTTTTCGTATCTTAAATCTAGTACGTGAAGAAATTCGTGATAACTTTCCTTATAAGGTAGTCCATATAGAAGGTTGTGAAGCCGATGACGTGATTGGCACTGTTGTAGAACAAACTAATGAGTTTGGTAACTATGAACCGGTCATGATTATCTCTGCTGATAAAGACTTTGCTCAACTACAACGTTTTGATCATGTCGCTCAATTCTCTCCGTTGACTAAGAAATTTATTAAGGAAGATCATGCACGGCTCAATCTCGCGACTCATATTATTAAAGGTGATGGATCTGATGGAGTACCTAATATCTTTTCTGATGACAACGTATTTGTCGAGGGTCTACGCCAGACTCCTGCTTCAAAGAAGAAAGTTAATGAAGTACTTAACTATCTTGACTCGCCCGATACTCCGGAACCATCATGGTGGAGAAACTGGCAACGTAATCAAATGTTGATCGATCTGACTAAGACACCACAGCATTTGAAAGATCAGATTCTTGAGTCATTTAACTCACAGGATCCTTCAGATCAAAAGAATAAGGTGTTACCTTACTTAATAAATAAAAAGTGCAAACTATTAATTGAATGTATTGAGGAATTTATCTAATGGCTAAATTACCGCACGAAGTTCTCGAGGAAATGGCTAAAAAGAGAACGAAGGCAGAGAAAGTAAAGGTTCTAAAAGACAACGAGTCTTGGCCTTTAAAAGACATTATTCGTGGTACAATGGATAGTTCTGTTGTATGGAATCTACCACCAGGCGCGCCACCGTATACAGCATGTGAGCCTCATACCGCGCCAGCTTCGATCATGCGTGAAAACAAGAAGTTTGGATACTTTATCAAAGGTGGTCCGGGCGATAAACTTCCGCCATTTAAACGCGAGAATCTTTTTATTGGTATCCTTGAAGGTGTACATCCTGGCGATGCTGAGCTTGTTGTTGGTATGATTAATAAAGAAGCACCAAAGGGACTTTCAAGACCAATTGTTGAAGAAGCATTTCCTGGTTTACTTCAAGATTAAATTGTGGTATAATATATACATTATGAATTTGTTTATCCTCGATCAAGATCCAAAACTCGCAGCTCAACTTCAATGCGACAAGCACGTCGTAAAGATGATTGTCGAGTCTGCTCAAATGCTTTCCACTGTACACCGT